GTTGAGTTGCATTACTACTATTACCCAGAATCTATCGTTACAGCAAACACATCTTGGCTTGGCGACAACTTTGACACAGTTTTGCTTTACGGCTCTCTGGTTGAGGCTTACGGCTACATGAAGGGCGAAGCCGATATGATGGCATACTACAACACTAAATACATGGAAGCTCTTGCATTAGCAAAACGTCTTGGTGATGGGATGGAAAGGCAGGACGCGTATCGTTCTGGGCAGTATAGGCAACCCGTGGGTTAATTATGGAAACTACTCGCAAACTTGCTCTTATTAAAGGCGAAACTCAATACGCCACGGGAAATCCTTGTGTTAACGGACATATTGCTCCTCGTCGGGCAAAAACTGGGGAGTGTATTAAGTGCCGCGCAATACATTTAATTAAATGGCGTAAAAGCAACCCAGAAAAAGTTAAAAAGCATAATGACACTCAGCATGAACGATTTGCAGAAAGATTAGCCGAACGTGCTCGTTATTACTATCATCTTGATGTAGATAAAAGTAGGGCTGCTTTACGCGACTATCAAAAAAATAATTTGCATATATTTGCTAAAGCAAAAGCTAAACGCAAAGCGGCGCAGTTACAACGAACCCCCGCATGGCTAACTACCGATGACTATTGGATGATTGAGCAGGCTTATGAAGTAGCGGCGCAACGGACTAAATTGTTTGGGTTCCCGTGGCATGTAGACCACATTATTCCCCTCCAAGGCAAGTTAGTGTCTGGTTTGCATACCCCGTTTAATCTTCAAGTTATTCCCGGAGTTGAAAATATACGGAAAGGGAATAGATAATATGGCCTTTACGGGAAACTATTCCTGCAACACACTTCGATCTGGTCTTATGGCTGGGTCGATTAACTTTTCCACGGATACTTTTTATCTGGCTCTGTATACCAATGCAGCAACACTGGATGAGACTACGGCTGCATATACAACTACAGGAGAAGTTAGTGCAAGTGGGTACACCGCTGGTGGTCAACAAGTTACGGCTACCGTAACGTCACAAACTACATCTTCTGGTAGCATTGTGTATGTAGATTTTTCATCGCCTAGTTGGACTGCCTCGTTCACTGCGCGGGGGGCGTTGATATATCGACAATCTGATGGATTGGCTATTTGTGTACTGGATTTTGGTAACGATAAAACAGCAAACAATACATTCACTGTACAAATGCCAGCCAATACTTCAACATCTGCTTTGATAAGGTTAGTCTAATATGGCACAAATTACCACTACTAAAGGTTTAATGGATGAAGAACTCCTTGAGAAAAAGGAGGGCTTGATCGACGACGAAAACGAGCGTACTAGCTGGGTTGAATACTGGCTGGACGGCGAGTTGGTGCATCGCTCGGTGCATGTTCATTTAAAGAAGGCGCTTGTAACGGGCGCTGAAGCCGCATCTATCGTTTAAGGAGAATACCGTGGCAAACACCCAATCCATGTGCACTTCGTTTATGTCGGAACTTATGACGGGGACGCATAACTTTGGCACCGCGCCTATCCGTGCTGCTACAACAGCAGATACGTTTAAAGCGGCTCTGTACTTAGCTTCTGCGACTATCAATGCTTCTACTACGGCGTATTCAGCCACTGGTGAAGTATCTGGTACAGGCTATTCTGCGGGAGGGGTTACTGTAACTAACGCTACGCCACCTACTTCTACGAATACGTCATCGACCGCAGGAACTGCTTATTGGACTCCTTCAGCCAGTATTAGTTACACCACTGTGACTTTGACTACTGCTTTTGATGCGGTATTGATTTATAACTCTACCCAATCAAACAAAGCTGTGTCAGTGCATACGTTTGGTTCTCAAACGGTGACTGCTGGCACATTCACGCTGACGATGCCATCCAATACAACCTCAACCGCGCTGCTTCGTTTAGCAACTACATAATAGGGATAGCCCGTGGCTACCTCATGGGGCTATCAGAATTGGGGTGACAACACTTGGGGCGGTCAACAAGCCGCACTCACGGGCAACGCCGCCTCTGGTTCTGTAGGTTCCGTAGGGGTATCTGTTAGTGTTGGGTTATCGGGGGTTTTAGCCAGCGGCTCTGTAGGTACAGTTACTGTTGCAGAGCGTCAGATAGCCATAACAGGCGTATCCGCTACTGGGTCTGTAGGTACAGTTGTTGCCGTTCCGTTAGTTGCGCTATCTGGAGTCTTGGCTACTGGAGCCGTAGATTCCGTAGGGGTTTCTACTAGTGTTGCGTTATCTGGAGTATCGGCTACTGGTGCAGTAGGCACGGTATCTGTAACAGACGAAGAATCTGCACTTGGTGTATCCGCTTCTGGTTCAGTTGGAACTGTAGGGGTTTCTACTAGTATTGCCTTAACTGGCGTCTTGGCTACTGGAGCCGTAGGTTCCGTTACTGTTGCAGCGCGTCAGATAGCCATAACAGGCGTGTCTGCTTCCGGAGCCGTTGGCACGGTAATTCCCTCTAGTAACGAAGAAGAAACAGGTGATGCAGCCCAAGGTTTTGTTGGGGATATGACCCCTACTGTGTCGGTTGCTATATCGGGAGTTTTGGCTACTGGAGATGTAGGTACTCTAGTACGTAAGATCATTCCAGATGGTGTTCAAGCCGATGGAGCCGTAGGTACAGTTACTATTGCGGAACGACAGATTGCAATTTCTGGTGTAGCAGCAAGTGGTGAAGTAGGAACCGTAACCGAAGCTGAATACGTCAATGGGCTTGGTGTTCAAGCCAATGGTACAGTTGGAAATGTCGTTGGACAAAAACTTGTGGCCATCACAGGATGTCAGGCAATGGGTCAAGTTGGCAATATGGGCAAGCTTTATTGGAGCTTAATTGATGACAACGAGACTGCAAACTGGCAGAATATCAGTAATTCACAGACTTCTTCGTGGGGTTTGGTTGAAACTGCTGATGCTGCCGGTTGGGAATTGATTCCAACGGAATAGGAGTTTTAGATGACGATTAACTACACGACCCTACTTGGACTAGCGGAGCCCGTTACGGGAACCGAGTCAGGTACTTGGGGAGATGATGTCAATAAAGGTATTACAGATTACCTAGACATTGCCATAGCTGGAACGCAAACGATCAGCGGTACACAGACAGCAGTCACACTATCCGTTACAAACGGCTCAAGCGCTGCCAATAATATTTCGCAAGCTGGGTCCGGCTCAACAGGTTCTTCGCAGTATCAAGTTATTAATTGCACTGGTAGTCCAGCGAGCACTTTAACAGTGACCGTTCCGGCATCAAGTAAGACATACGTAGTTATCAACGCAACATCAACATCTCAGTCTGTCAAGATTGTCGGCGCAGGCCCAACGACTGGTGTGACTATAGTCAGCGGAGAAAAAGCACTTGTTGCATGGAACGGATCAGATTTTGTTCGTATAGGTAACTACAACGGCCCACTTGTTGCTACATCTTTGACAGCAAGCGCCGACTCTTCTTTTACATCCACTGGTTATTTGCAAATCAGCAAGGGAACAACTGGACAGCAACCCGGTTCACCCGCAACAGGCATGTTGCGCTACAACACAACTACAAATCAGTTTGAAGGCTATAGCGGATCATCTCCAGCATGGAACCCAGTAGGTGGTGCAAGTCTATCAAACGACACCTCTACAGCATCATTTGAATACCCATTATTTGCAAGTGCAACTAGTGGAACAGCTACAACAATCTATACTTCAAACGCTAAACTTCTGTACAAGCCAAGTACAGGTGAGTTACAGGCATCCGAATTGGCAGCAAGTAATGGATTGGTTTTGAACGCAACCACTGTTTCAGCAAGTTACACAGTAGCAAGTGGCTACAACGCCATGTCAGTTGGGCCTGTCACTGTGGCGAGCGGTCAATCAGTCACAGTATCTAGCGGTCAACGCTGGTTAGTTTTTTAAGGAATAAACATGGCTTCTATAGTCTCAGCAGGAACCACATCTAGCACCGCACTAAACATGAGTGCGGATACGTCTGGTGTGTTGCAACTTGCTTCTAACAATGGAACTACAGCTGTAACTATAGGTACAGACCAAAGCGTAACCTTTGCTGGTTCTGTTAACGCTCCTAATAGTTTTGGCTTCAAGAACCGCCTCATCAATGGTGCGATGGTGATAGACCAGCGTAATGCGGGGGCTTTAATAAACCCAATGGCTGATGCAACATACTACTTGGATAGATGGAGAGCATCGGCTACCCAAACAAGTAAATTATCAATAGGACAGAACGCTGGCTCTGTAACACCTCCCGCTGGTTTTACAAACTATATGGGATTTACTTCTTTATCTGCATACTCAATTACTTCTGGTGATATTTTTGGTATTGCTCAAAACATTGAAGGATATAACGTAGCAGACTTGGCATGGGGTACTGCATCTGCATCAACTGTCACTTTGTCTTTTTGGGTGCGTTCATCTTTAACAGGCACTTTTGGCGGGTCTTTAAGAAATAGCGCAAGTAATCGGTCATACCCTTTTAGTTATACAGTTTCATCAGCGAATACATGGGAACAGAAGTCAATCACTATTGCTGGTGATACATCAGGAACTTGGCTAACAACAAATGGCATAGGTATTCTTTTGTTTTTAAGTCTTGGTTCTGGCTCTACTTACAGCGGAACTGCTGGGTCATGGTCAGGCTCTACTTACACATCAGCCACAGGCGCAACAAGCGTAGTCGGCACAAATGGCGCAACCTTTTACATCACAGGCGTACAACTAGAAAAAGGCAGTACCGCAACATCGTTTGATTACCGCCCTTATTCTGCGGAACTTGCTATGTGTCAGAGGTATTTTGAAAGAAGTTACGACATTGGAACTGCTACTGCAACAGTAACAAATGCTGGTGCAAACTGGAGTTATATCAATTTTGCAACTGGTTCAGCAAACGATTTTTCTACACAAGTTACATTCCAATCTTCAAAACGAGCAATACCAACAATGACTGTTTATAGCCCCGATACTGGTGCGTCAGGAAATATAGGTTCTGCTGGTGGTGATAAAGCCGCTACCGCTTCTTTTATTGGTATGCACGGATGCACAATTTATGGAAATTTGGCTGGTCAAACAAATGCACAATGTCGGGCACATTGGTTAGCATCATCGGAGTTATAAAATGTATAAATTACTAACAACAATTACTAATGAAAACTTTGTTATTAGGCTTTCTGATAATGCACAAATTCCCATGATTGAAGCTAACACCGACTACCAAGCCTATTTAAAGTGGCTGGACGCTGGAGGCGTAGTCCTCGCAGCTGACGCTGCTGCGGAAGAAGGCAACACAGAAGGAACACAATAATGACTGCAACAATCAATGCTTCTAATAGTGGGTCTGGTGGACTCATATCCACGGGTGATGCTAGTGGTTCTCTAGCACTTCAAACTGCTGGCACTACGGCAGTAACTATTGATACTTCACAGAATGTGGGGATTGGTGTTACACCTGTAACAACAAGTCTTGGCCCAAGTGTTCAACTTGGAAACCAGATGACATTGACAAGTTATAATGGAAATAGTTGTTATATTGACAATAACATCTATTACAACGGAGCATTTAAATACACAGGTAATGGATTTGGCACAAGTTTAAGATTTACTGATGGCAATTATGTTTTCAGTAATGCGCCAAACAATACAAGCGGTGCTGGTGCTTCTGCAACTCTTACAGAGCGTATGCGTATCGACTCTAGCGGTAACTTGCTGGTGGGGGCTATCACAGCAGGTGCTAAATTTCATCTTAAATACGATGGAAACGCAACAGTCGGTCAGGTATGTGATGATACTTATGCATCTGCTGGAACAAACAAAGCAATTCAATTTAAGAGGAATAGTGTCGAGGTTGGAACAATTACGATTACAACTACGGCAACTGCTTACAACACATCTTCTGACTACCGATTAAAAGAAAACATTGCACCAATGACAGATGCGTTGGCTAAAGTAGCCCAACTAAAACCCGTCACTTACAAGTGGAAGTCTGATGGTGAAGAAGGGCAAGGTTTCATAGCCCATGAATTACAGGAGGTAGTGCCTGATTGTGTAACGGGGGCTAAAGACGCAGTAGACGCTGACGGAAACCCACAATACCAAGGCATCGACACATCTTTCTTGGTAGCCACACTAACAGCGGCTATACAAGAGCAACAAGCACTAATAACAGCACAAGCCGAAACAATCAACGCACTAACCGCCCGAATTGTGGCTCTTGAGGAGAAATAAACATGGCATTGACGCTAGATGGCTCAAGCGGAACCACGGGCAACCTTGCCAATGGTGACTTACAAGTAAACGGGGTTACTGTTGGTAAAGGCGGGGGTACGATATCGACTAATACTGCGGTCGGGAATGGCGCATTAAATGGAAATACTACTGGTGCAAACAACGTAGCAGTTGGGTATCAGGCTGGATATACTCAAACAACAGGTGGTTCTGGTGGCGGTTATAGCGTATTTATTGGACAAGCCGCAGGATATAACTCTAATGGCGGGTTCAATGTAGCCGTTGGGACTCAGGCAGGGTATAACTTAACAACTGGCGTAGGAAATACATTTGTCGGTTCTGGAAGAACTGGCGTTACTTTGCCATCTGGTTATTATGTAACTACAGGAAATTCGAACACGATTATTGGCAATTACACAGGAAATGCAGATGGTTTAGACATTCGCACCTCAAGCAACTATGCTATTGTCTCTGATGGGGATGGGAATCGTTTACTCTCTACGGCAAATGGTTACTCATTGGCTCTTGACGGTGGGGCAGTTCCACAATCTGGCACAGGCATCACTTTCCCCGCAACTCAATCAGCATCATCTGACGCAAACACGCTGGATGATTATGAAGAGGGAACTTGGACACCGACAGTTCTTGGAGCGACCAACCCCACCGTGACTTATCACGGAAACAACGGTGGACGATATATAAAAATTGGGAAGATGGTCTATCTTCAGTGCTATCTGCGTTGGACTGCTCTCTCTGGCGGCTCAGGAAACATGGTGATTGGGGGCTTGCCTTATACAACAGCAAACTCTACGCAAGCTATTGGGCTGTCTGGTGTTACGGAGTGGAGTGGCTCGTTCCCAACCAATGCAACATACCCAACCCCAACTTTGGAGTCTGGCGTAAATCAAACATTCTTGTATGTGTTACGCAACGGCCCCGGAACATCAGCGATAAATATGGCAATTTCAGCTTTAGCGAATGCGGACACTTATTTGCTGTTCGGCTTTTGCTATGAATCATCAACCTAATAGTCAGACCAGAATAGTTTGACCAGACACAAAGGAAAAAACCATGTCACTCACAAAATCAACCGTTGTAGATAACATCACAGTCACAGAGAACGGCATCGTTCTTTATCGTGAAGCAACACGCATCATGGAAGATGGCAACGAGATAAGCAAAACTTACCACCGCACCAGCCTGACACCAGCGCAAGACCTAACGGGCGTACCAGAGCAAGTGGTGGCTATATGCAATGTGGCTTGGACTCCAGAGGTGATTGCCGCATATCAGGCACAGATTGAATCCCAACAACTAGGGGCATAAATGGAAAAACTACAAATCTCAACACAACTTCTAAACTCCATCATGGCTTATTTGGGTACACGCCCATACCAAGAGGTATACCAATTGATTGAAGCCATACAAAAAGAAGCCAAAGACCAGCCCCCAGCGGAGTAAAACATTGACCCTTTCTCCCTTCTCATGGCAGCTCAGGCTGCCGTTGGCTTTATTAAGCAGGGGTGTGCCATGCTCCACGAGGGGCGTATGGAGTTGGAAGGAGCGAAGAAAACAGTTGAAGGTGTCTTGGCTGATGTCAAAGCAATCAAAGGAATCTTCCAGTGGTTTCTCGGACTATTCACCAGCAAGCCTAAGTCAGAGTCAAAACCCACAGAAGCAAAGCCTGTGGCGAAAAAGAAGGCCGTCGCAGCCGTTGCCGCCCAGCAGTCCTACGAGGAGATGGAACTCAAACTCATCAAGGATATTGGCGACAAGTTGGGTCTTCTGTTCGACACCCAGATGCAAATTACAAACTATTACCATGAACTAGAAGAGGAGTCTAAGACACGGTATAACCCAGAGCAGAACACCAGCAAAAAAGCCATTGAGCGTGCGCTGATTGAATTGCAGATGGAGAAATTGTTTGATCAGGTGCGAGAGGCGATGGTCTACGCACCGCCAGAGTTGAAAGACTTGTATAGCCGCTTCCTAAAGATGCACGCCAAGATAGAACAAGAACAAGCGTGGGCTAGGTCGGAGATGATCCGTAAGGCACGGCTAGCTAGGTGGAAGAAGGAACAGGCAGAGATTTTTTGTATTGAAGTAACCGTAGGAGTAATCGCCGTGGTGTTTATTTCGTTAGTTTTTGGGTGGTTGATGTGGGCAATACGCGCCTTATCGGGTGGGTTCTGAGCGCAGTAGCGCTATGCGTAATCGTTGCAACCACAACAATGGCATACATAGAAACCCTCTACATGAAAGCGCACTTAAAACGTGCCGAAAAACGCATAGAAAAGAAATTGGACGAGTTGGAAAAACTTAAACAAGAACTGAAGGAGAAATAGATGCTAACTTTGTTATCCACCTTGTTGTCTTTCCTTATGGGGGGCCTGCCTAAACTGCTTGAATTCTTTCAAGACCGCTCTGATAAGAAGCATGAGCTTGCTTTGGCGCAGATGCAGACTGAGCGTGAACTAGCGCTAAAGAAAGCGGGGCTAGATGCGCAGGAGCATATAGAGGCTATCCACTTGGATGAGATCAAAGTGCAAGCAGAGGTGGCTACCCAGCAGGCTAATGTGGCGATGGTCAACGCCAAATTACAAGAACGCCAAGCCCTGTACGCCCACGACATAGAAATAAGCAAAGGTGCATCTCAGTGGGTAATCAACGCCCGTGCAATGGTGCGCCCCATCCTGACTTATGGCATGTTTGCTTTGTTGGTCTTTGTGGATATCGCAGGTTTCATGTACGCATGGCACAGCAACGTGCCATTTAGCGAGTGCTTGGATCAGTTATGGGACAACGATACGCAGTTGATCTGGGCATCTATTGTGGCTTTTTGGTTTGGTTCACAGGCGTTTGAGAAAAAATGAACATCAGCCAGCGCTGTATTGAGGATATCAAGCACCATGAGGGGGTGAGGCAAAAACCTTACCGCGACAGCGTCGGTCTGTGGACTGTGGGTGTCGGACATCTGATGTACCCAGAGCAGACCAAGATACCTGTAGACCAAAGAGGCAACTTTGCTTTGAAGTTTGAGGACTTTCGCATATTTAGCATGGAGGAAGTAGATGCAATTCTTAGAGCAGATTTGCAGCGTTTCGAGCGCGGGGTGTCTTCTCTCTGTCCTGTCAGTCTTACACAAGGTAACTTTGATGGGCTTGTTTCTTTTAGTTTTAACGTCGGCCTTGGTACCCTCCAGCGTAGTACGCTGCGTCAAAAGGTTCTTCGCGGGGATATGGAAGGGGCGGCAGACGAGTTCCTGAAATACACTAAGGCAGGTGGAAAAGAACTCAAAGGACTGGTGATACGCCGTAAGGACGAGCGTGCCTTGTTCTTGTCATAGGATGCAAAATGCCATTACAGAAAATACTGTTCAAGCCGGGGGTTAACAAGGAAAACACTCGTTATACAACGGAGGGTGGATGGTATGACTGCGACAAAGTTCGTTTTCGTCAAGGCAACCCAGAAGTTGTTGGTGGCTGGCGTCGTATTTCAGCTAGTACATTTTTAGGGATTTGCCGCTCTCTTTGGAATTGGGTCACATTAGCAGGTGCTAATTACCTAGGCGTAGGTACTAACTTAAAGTTCTATATTGAGTTTGGTGGGGCGTATTACGATATTACGCCGATTCGATCGACTGTTACGCTTGGCTCTAACCCGTTTACTGGGGATGGAACAACTACTGTTACTGTAACGGCTACGGCACATGGTGCGTTGGCTAATGACTTTGTAACTTTTAGCGGTGTTACTGGGACGTATGCCACACTATTAAATAAAGAATATCAGATAGTCTCCATAGTAAACGCAAACAGTTACACCATAACCACGGCTTCTGCGGTAGCTGCGGGCGCTACGGGTGGTGCGGCAGTTGTGGCTGCGTATCAGATAAATACTGGCCCTGCGATACAGACACCACTACAAGGTTGGGGGTCTGGCTACTGGGGTAGCGGCACTTGGGGTAACTCTTTGGCTATAAGCCCTTTGCGCTTATGGAGTCAGATGAACTTTGGGCAGAACTTGATTTTTGGCCCACGCGGAGGCGGTATCTATTACTGGCTTACTAGTTCACCAACTAGTCTTACAACACGGGGCATTTTCTTAGACCAACCGGGGTCTACGACAGGTGCTGTATCTATCACAACAGCAAGCCCAGCAGTGTGCACCACAACGGCGATAGTCTTAACCGAGGGTGCCGCCATTCAGTTTAGTTACACAACGGGTGGTTCACTGCCGACTGGACTGTCAACGGCTACGACGTATTACGTGTATAACTTAAATGGCACGACATTTAATCTGCTTGACTCAAGCGGAAACATAGTTAACACCACTGCTGGAACAGCTACTAACACCTACATCTCACTGCTTGTGGATGTGCCGACTGTACAGAATGTTGTCATGGTGTCAGACACTTCAAGGTTTGTAATCGCGTTTGGGGCTAATGACTACGGCTCCTCGACACAAGACCCGATGCTGATTCGCTGGTCAAACCAAGACGACCCTTACAACTGGACACCAGACGCGTCTAATCAGGCTGGGAGCATTCGCCTATCGCATGGCTCTCAAATAATAGCCGCAGTCCAGACTCGCCAAGAGATCGTTGTTATTACGGATGCATCGATATATTCGTTGCAGTACCTAGGCCCACCCTATGTCTGGCAATCTCAACTGCTGGGAGATAACATCTCCATAGTGAGCCAAAACGCTGCGATTATTGCGTCTGGCATTGTGTATTGGATGGGCGTAGACAAGTTCTACGCATACGATGGACGGGTACAAACCCTTAACTGCGACTTGCGCCGCTATATATTTAGCGACATAAACATCACCCAGTACGACCAGATTTTTGCTGGGACTAATGAGGGCTTCAACGAGGTCTGGTGGTTCTACTGCTCATCGTCGTCTACAACTGTTGATCGCTATGTGGTCTACAACTATATGGAGAAAATTTGGTACTTTGGTACTATGGCACGTACTGCATGGTTGGATTCTGGGCTACGTGCATACCCAGAGGCGGCTACTTATAGTTACAACATTGTCGATCACGAGTATGGGATCAACGACAACGAAACAGACACAACTACTGCTATCAGCGCATATATTTCCTCGTCTGAGTTCGACATTGGTGATGGGCATAACTTTGGATTTGTATGGCGCATATTGCCAGACTTAACATTTAACAACTCTGAAAACGACCCCAGTGGCAACGTCGCGCAAGTCACTATGGAGTTGTATGGGTTGACTAACTCTGGCTCTGGCGTAACAAGCGATGCCTCTCAACCAGTGCAGAAAAGTAATGCTTATTACATAACCGAGGAGTTCACGGGGCAGATTTACACCAGATTCCGTGGACGGCAGATGATTTTCAAGATCAGTTCCAACCAGATTAACACCACTTGGCAACTCGGTGCGCCTCGTATCGATGTCAGACCTGACGGACGCAGGTAATGGCAACTCGCATAATAAATCCCGCACCACCCAACCTGCCGTTGGGTACGGAGCAGTACGACCGACGCTATCAAGATCAATTTACGAACATCTTGCGTTTGTATTTCAACCAGTTAAAGAACGCTCTTGGGGAACTATTAAATACTGAAGGCGGTAAATACCTCAATTTTCCCTATGGCGCGTTCCACCAAAACGGCAATACGACGCTGTCTTCCAATATAACTAACGTATCCACAACGCCTATTAGCGTTGCCTCAACTTCGGGTTTTCCCTCATCTGGCTGGCTATTAATTGGCTCGGAGTTGATTAGTTATACCACCAAGACCGCTACGACATTTGACGGGACGATAACCCGTGGCGTGCTAGGAACTACCAACGTAGCGCATACCGCAGGCGCGGCTATCACAGAAGCACAGGGGACAGGCGGCGCTACAACTATAGGAAAAGTGCTGTTCAATAACACCGACTACGCTAACGGGGTGTACGCCGACACAACTGACGAGACTAAGATCGTATTCTCCAATGCTGGTGTATATAACCTTCAGTTCAGCGCCCAGTTACTAAACTTCACTACTTCCGAAGATAACGTCACTATTTGGTTCAGACAAAACGGTACAGACATAACTGCGTCTGCCAGCATAGAGCAGGTTAATTCCAAACACGGTACTTCTCCGGGGGCTAGGATTTGTACAGTCAATTTGTTTGTAGAAGTAGCGGCCAATGACTACATCCAACTAGCATGGACATCAGATACTGGCAACACCGTATTGGCATCTTTCCCAGCGGGCACATCGCCAGTGCATCCGCTATCTCCCGGCGTCATCTTTACAGCACAGTTTGTGTCTGCTCTTCCTACATGATAAACTCGATTAACCCCCCATTTACGAGGCAAATATGAGCCTAGAACAAGCCTATTCATTGATTAATGAACGTAGAAAATCCAACCCATTAGAGCGTGGGTTGGCTGCTGGGTTGCAAGCATATGAAAACCCTGATGTTCCACGGCATAGTGGGGTTGGGCGCATCGATCAAGCGGCTCTAAAAAGCTCAGTGCAACAAGCTATTGATAAAACTACTCAACAGCAGCAACTCTTACAAGACATATCTTCAAGACAAGCACTAGGTTTACCTACGCCGACAGGAACGTCTGCGGCTGCGTATAACTATCTACGAGGAGCAGGGCAATACCCCACCAATCCAATACTAGCAGGGCAACCCAGCAGTGCGCTAACTTCACCCACTATATCAGTGCCTTACGAAACGGCAACTAGAATTGGTTCTCCAACACAAACCGAAACAAGTGAGATGGCGGCTAAATCTCCGTCCAAGATGCCGACTGTAGATTACGGGCCGCCTAACATGCCAAAGCCAAGCCCATTAAATCAAGCACTTATGACATTTGGTCCTGCGGCTTTGGCGTATAACTATTTGCTACCTCAAGGAGCAAAAGATTTGATAGCGGGTGGTGTGTCTTCTTTAGGGCAAACTCTTGGTTTGAGTAGCGCTGCACCAGCTTTTTCTGGAACGTCAGTTGTTGGTAGTGCTCCCGGTTGGGGGTACGATATGGGTACTGCGGCTGGAACATCGGGGGCTGACATAGCAACTACTTCGGCTGGAGCAGAAGGGGCTGGATTTACTATAGATCCCGTTACAGGGGCATTAGTACTTATAGCTTCTCAAACACCTGTTGGGAAAAACATAGTTAAAGGTGTTAGTGATGTTGTTAGTAATGTAGGTAGTGGAATTGGTAATGCCGTTAGTAGTATTGGACGTGCGTTTGGTTTTGCAGAAGGTGGAGAAACTAACTACGCAAGAGGTGGAATATCCGATTTAGGCGATTACTCTGATGGTGGTCGTTTACTCAAAGGCCCCGGCGATGGGGTGTCAGATTCAATTCCTGCCGTAATAGGCAACAAGCAACCCGCACGTTTGGCTGATGGTGAGTTCGTAGTGCCCGCACGTATCGTGTCTGAGTTAGGCAACGGCTCAACACAAGCTGGCGCTAAAAAGTTATATGCCATGATGGATCGTATCCAAGCTGGTCGTAAGAAATCTGTAGGTAAAGGCAAGGTAGCTATAAATAGCCGTGCCGATAAACACCTTCCCGCATAAGGAGCAAAAATGGCTGATCCAGTCCAATCACAGGTATTCCAGACAAACATACCACAGCAGTTACTGCCGTATCAGGAAAACCTGCTAAAACAAGCAGAAGCATTTACTAATATTGCCAAGTATCCCTATCAGCAGTATCAGGGAGAACAAGTTGCGCAATTTGCACCTCTTCAACAACAGGCTTTTGGAGCCGCAGGACAACTTCAAGTTCCCGGTCAAGTAGGTGCGGGTACTAATATTGCCCAAGCCGCAGGTTTATCTGCACTTGGTACTCAATACGACCCAACAAGTTATCAGGCTAGTAGTTTTACACAGCCATATATGGCGTCGCAGTACATGTCGCCTTACATGCAAGATGTGGTGCGTACTCAACAACAAGAAGCTATCCGTCAAGCAAACATTGCTAATACCGCTCTCGGTGCGCAAGCAACACGGGCAGGTGCATTTGGTGGAGCGCGTCAGGCTATAGAGCAGGCGCAGGCAAATCGCAATTTACAAACTCAGCTAGGAAACATTCAGGCTACGGGTTTGCAAAACGCGTATCAACAAGCGATGCAGCAATTCAATGCAGAACAGCAAGCTCGCCAACAAGCAGCGCAGATGCGTGAACAGTCGCGTCAATTTGGCGCTGGTCTAGGTATGCAAGGACTACAAACAGGTCTGCAAGCAGCTAGTACTTTAGGAACGCTTGGTCAACAACAAGCACAAGAGCAGTTACAAAACATTGGCTTGCAAGCTCAACTTGGACAGACACAACAGCAAAGAGCGCAAGACGTGCTTAATGCTCAGTATCAGAATTTCCTAAATTATCAGAACTACCCATATAAACAAATGGGCTTCATGTCTGACATTATTCGTGGCACTCCGCTGACTCAGACTGGCTCTTCTATATATCAGGCTCCTCCAACTTTGATGCAAAAC